TAAGGAGTTGTAGCCCAGGTGAGTCCACTCGCGCTCTCGAACAGAGCTTGATTGTACATTCCCGTGCCACGAACTAACTCATTCATGAGGTTACTTATACTGGCCCTAATGGCCACCGTCGCATCATCTACCCGCCTCGTCGCATCAAGCGTCTCGGCAGTTGTAGGATTTTGCGGATTTTCTACTTCTATTATCCTATTCCTAGTATCAAAGGCTCCGAGAAGTGCCGACACTAGAGAATCTAGCACGGCATTATATCGAAAAACTTTGAAACCAGTAGCAGGAAATCTAACTGTAGCGGTCGGTATGGTCTTCCACACATCAGAGAACTGCTGTTGAACCGTAGTTCTAGCCTGCTGTGTTTGAAACTGATTACCTAACGCCGAAGTACATAGATTTTGTAACTCTAATGGATCGGCCCATACAGAACCTAAATACACTAATTGATTGGCACTGGAAACTGTGTAAGCCATAGTTAAAACGAAGAAGACTCGGCGTCCGATGACTCCGAGTTCTGCCCAATTCTAACCTTATCAAACAGCTTCCTTTCCTTATTCACATCCTTATTATCATTTCTCTTACCTACATACTTATTACTTCTTTTCTTGGATTGATTGCGAAATTTACGTAATCTGTCAGCCATTGGAACTGATTCGATGAACTCATCAACAACTGCTTCTGTAAGTTCAACGGGTCCTCCTTCCGACACACTAGTAATTTTCTCTCTCAAGCCTAATTTTATATTGGATTTGTGTACAATACAAACTGAGACAAACTCCAAAGATAAAGGACAGAAACCCTTTTCCATGGCAACACCTCTAATATTAACTAAAACTTGCCAAACATTTCTCTCAGCATCGGCGGTAGTAATGCTATAATTCGGGATCAATTTGAAGGCAAATCGTTTCTTAGCCGCACTGGTTCTATAAGATCCAAGTGTTGCTTCGTCATCTCTTTGCATTCTCTTGTCAACCAAACAAACGCTTACTCCACCTCTGCAGTTGTCCGGTAGGTTCCACTCCCCGGACACAACTAACCCTGCCAAACACACATAACCATCTTTAACAAGCTTAACACCTTTAAGCAAATCTACATCGGATAACGAATCGTTTTCCATTGCAATCACTTTGTCAACTTTCGAAATTCGTACCGTCTTGACCGAAGTCATAACAGCAGGTAAGAATTTCTCAGCGGTAGACAAATTGATGAACTCAGAAATCTTAACGTCATCCTTGACTACTAACGCCATTTATTCCAGAAACAATGTTTGAAACAACCTTTTATCACACAAGTACTTAACTAATGCTCTATAAACAAACGAACCAGGAGGTGCGGTTTTAATAACCTCACCGACAGCGTCGTCCAAATGTGTATAGTACGCACAATTGTTCAACGACCCAGCAACATCACAAAGAGAGGTTCTAAATTCCTCTAAATGTTCTCTATTCTTGATGTGTTTAGCACCGAGTTTCGAGATCAATTTTAGAGGGTCATAATATACAATACAACCTCTGTCATGGTGGATTATGTACCTACCGCAAAAGTAACCATATCTCTTCCTAAACAACTTGGCTTCAAAATTCCAGAGAAGATTTGCACCCTGTTGAATATCAGGGAAATCAGTGCCCTTTGGAAAGTATAGTATACTATCATCACCACAAAAGGCACCTTTAATCAATCTCTCCATCGGTAGCATAGAGGACAGACATGCAGCAATAATGATCGTGTTTCCAATGAATGTGGTGACATCACCACTTTTCCTTTGATACCACAAACACGTTTTTATTCCGGCTGTGTAGTCTTTCAACGTTGTCTTCCGATGCCCGTGTTTCCAAACTTCGGCCAAGAAATCGTCTAAGCCTAACCTTTTCCAAATCTCATACTCAACTGCACAATGAAATTCGTTCTGTGATTTGTCATACTTGGAAATGTCTAGCTCTAATATGTCCATAGGAACATTAGAGTCCAGATCTGAGAAAAACTCTTCGATCTGTGTAGGCGTTTTCCTTGTATAAAACATGAATCTCGAACTGTCAATTGACTCTAGCAGTTGTCTTGTTAATTCTGAAAATACAGGACCAAAAAGCGCATTGATTTTCTTGCTATGATACACAATAGTTTGCAAAGCCGGGTATTCAGTTTGAATACTAAGATCCAAACGCTGTTTCGGCTGCTGCTTGATCATGTGCCT